TTGAACATACAGTCTTACCTACAGATAAAACATTTAGGTCTGCATGGGAAAGAAGTGGCGATGCAGTTAACATCAACCTGGCAAAAGCAAAAGCCCATGGTCATGTCTTAAGAAGAGAGAAACGAGCTGAAGAATTCATACCACATGACGATATAATTGCAAAACAAATACCTGGTTCTGATACTAGTGCAGCTGAAACTGCAAGAGTAGCTATTAGAACTAAGTATGCAACTATGCAAACTAATATAGATAATGCTACTGATGTTGCTGGAATAAAAAGTGCATTAGATGCCTGATCTTAACTTACCATCCTTCGTGATGCCAACACCTCCAGACCTACCGAGGATGACCTTGAAGGCGCCTACAGCCTACGTGCCTAGGTACAAACCTATGGTGATTCCTCCAAGCGATCTGGAGCGTCCTGAAGGGGTACAGGCAGAGGCTACAGAAACAGTACAGCCAGACATACCGAAATTAAATATTCCAGTATTAGATATAGAAATGCCAATACCCGAACCTGCGGTAGTGGTAACGGCTGTAACAACAGCTGTAGTAGCAGTAGCCACCACGTCTGTTACACAAACTCTATTTGAGCCAATCAAAAAGAGAGTACAGAAGTTCATCCAAGGTAAAGTTGACGCATGGAAGAAAAAAAGGAAGGAAAAGGTCTCATCGGCAAGTTAAAAGATGCTGCTGAAGATCAAGAACACCAAATCCAAATCCTTGGGACATTTGTTAGACTTGGAGTTGTGTTATGGTCCGGAGCGATCATAACTTTAAACTACGTAGAAATACCAATGGTACAGAAGTCTGGTAACTCAGATATCACTTTCGTAGCCAGCGTTTTTACGGGGGCGCTTGCAACATTCGGTTTGACCACTGGTAACAAAAACGGAAGTAAACCCGTCAATTGTCCTATGCTAAACAAAAAGAAAGAAGACATCGTATGAAGAAATGGTTATTACTCTTAATGCTGGCAACACCCACGGTAGCAAGAGCAGAGTTGGTCACACCTCAGTTCACTCAGGGGTCGATGCAATCAACCACAACGACAACACAAACCATAACAGAAACCGTGGATATAACGGTTTATGGCAGCAAATTAGACACGTGGTCTGGGGAAAATGTCACAGCAACCTCAGCCAGCTCTGGAGGAATAACAGCTTCAGATACTATATTCGAGGTACAAACAGCTGGAGACCCCTTCAGCCTAGAAGTAACTTCAAGAGCAGCAAGTGCAATAGTAGAAGTACACGATATAGATCGTACTATAACAACAAATGCTACTACTACATCCTTGTCTGTCTTCTCTCAATAGGCAGCTTACCTGCTTATGCAGAGGATCGTAACGTAAGTAATCCTGTCGCAGCAGCGACTGGAAATGTGACCAATCAAGCTGTACAATTTCAGAACAATGGGGCTCCATCCAGGCAGAACTATGGACCAAATATTTCCTGTAACGGAGCCACCCTGACATTCAGCCCTTTCTACATGGGTAACGATACCGTGCCTATGGATTCTGAAGGTTATATCAAGAATAACAACTGGGGAGCACAACTTAACTTTATGATCCCATTGGACGGATCTCTTGTTGAACAGTGTAAAGCTATAGCAATAAGACAAGAAGAAAAGATGCAATTAGACTATGAGTTAGTTAGAATGAATAACTGCGCTGGTCTAATGCAAAAAGGTTTTATGATTCATCCAGATAGCCCATATGCTGTCTTATGTGAACATGTGATCCCTATATCTCAGTATTTAGCTGAACAAGAAGCTAACAACCCAGAACCAGCCAAGGAAGAAAAACCTTGGTATCACATATTTTAAACAATGAGCACATTAACAGATTTAAAAGCTAAAGAAGTTGAGAAAGCTAAGAAAAAAGCAACCAAATCTACAAAGTAAACTTTAACCCACTATTAAAACAATGATCCTAGTAATCAAGCCCATCCTTTTCGCCTTTTTAAGATCAGATTCAGTTAAAAAGCTAGTAGTTGATCTACTTGAAGCTTATGTAGCTAGAACTGATAATAAACTTGACGACCAGGCATTAGCAATTGTCAAAACAAAACTATTTGATTCTTAATTATGACTAAGAAGGCGTCTGAAGATAATTTTAATGAACTACATAACCTCGTTACTGAAGAATTCTTAAAAAGAGTTAGAAGTGGCGAGGCTTCTACCCAAGATTTAAAAGCAGCGTGTGATTGGCTTAAGACTAATGACATCACAGGAATAGCTTACGATGGTAGTCCATTAGAAAAGTTATCTTCAATCATACCAAAAGTTGACCCAGAACTCGTACAACATAGGCTTTATGGCAAAACCAGGACCAAAACCTAGCAAGAATGTAGGTAAAACAGCTAAATTCTATCAAGGAAACCCTAAATCTAGAGCTAAACATTCTTCTGATAATAACAGTGGCTCTGGAGGAAAGTATGCTCATTCTAATGAGTACAAAAGAAGACATGCAGATGCACGTAAGTCTTTACAAATTAAACCAGGTTCTAATGTAGATGCATCTAAACAACCTGATGGGACTTTTAGAAAAGAAAAGAGAAGTACAAATAGGGCTAGAGGTGGAGCCAAGAGGAGATAAGCATGGATATATACAATACAGATCCTGGGGATGATGCGTATGGAACCCCTAAATCAGATCTAAAACTAAATCAAGAACTAAATCAAGAACTAAATCAATTAAAAACAGAATCTAAACAAGAAGGTATAGAAAGTAGAAGTCCTATTCAGGGTCAACAAGGTATAAATATGTTCTCTGGTCATTCAGGGGCTTTTTTGAATAGACTTGCAGCAAACCCAAACGACTTAAATAACCCAGCACCTCTTGAGATTGACCCTTTAATGAAGGGTTGGGATGATTTATCACGTTTGGAGCATGTAGTCAATAATCTTGGAAATTATCTAGGGGACTATCCTTTAACAGAAGAATTGAATGATAAAAATACCCCAATAGGTTACCAACTTGATCAAGATATTAACAACCTCTTTCAACAGGGATGGTTTAGTATGAGTGATGAGACTCGAAAGCAGATAGGAGACACTTTAACATATATGGGTAGTTTATGGGATTATTTAAAAACATGGGATAAAGGCAATCCTGACGATACTTTTGACCCTATACTCCTTAGCTATGCAGCAGCAACTAATGTTATAGATAATGTTATAGCTCCAATTTTTGAGTTTGGACAATATGCAGCAGGTAGTGTATTTGAAATGATGGGGTTAGAAAGAGGATTAGCTGAAAAAGCAACAGGAGTATACCAGTTATTTACCGGAAAACCTATACCATTTTTAAGAAGTTTAGGCATTCCTATAATTTATGGCCGAAATCTCGGAAGAAAAGGCGTCAATTTCATAAAGACTCGCATTAGATCTAGACCTCAGTTATCTTATTTAATGAAAAACCCAAAGGTATTTCAACAAATTAACAAGATGAATCTGATAAAACATGGTACAGGAATATCAGATACAGATTATATAAAATTAGCTGAAACATCCTTGAAAGTTCAAGGAGGAGGATTAGCAAGCCAGGTTCCAGAAGGGATGAATATTGGGATGCAATTAGGTAAAAAAGGATTAAATCTTACTGATAAGAACTTTTTAGCACCTGAAAAGTGGAGAAAAATAACAGCAGACCTTGTGAAAAGATTCAACTTTCCCACAAATAAATCAGGTCAAACGATATTCAATTTTGATGAATTTGTACGAAATCCTACCTCGTCTAAGCTACGTGTTGCAGCGACCCACTTTTTGAAACACCCATGGATGTTTGAAAAAGGCCTTACAGGTCGTATATCTGCTAAAGTTAAAGGACAGTGGGCAGACTACTTTGCTAACAACCCTAAGGCTCTTCTAGAAACAGATCATAAGACACCCTTACTACAGAATAGTATTATTAGATTACTAGAGAATTTAGAGATAGGAGGTAAAGACCACTTCACTATATTAACGAGATTAATGCAAGGTGGAGCTTATCCAGGTACTTCTATTAAAACTAAAACAGAGTCTGCTGAAGTTCAAGTTCCTGTATCTCCAGAAGATAGTAACTTACAAACAGTTGTCGGTCCAAAAGGGTTACCAGGTACACAGCATAACATCAAACATGCATATCTGGATAGTTTAATACCTGAAGAATTTTGGACAGATTACAAGACATGGGATATGCAGACGAAATTAGTAAAGGCAGACCAAATTGCTGCATATATTGTCCGAACTAATGAAGTAACTGATAAAGTTGGTCAAGTTTTATCACTTATGCCTCAAAATCTAGTTGTAGCTCCTGAAGTAATAGCTCAAACATTAGGTAATTTAGACGCAGTAGGTGGTATAACAATAACTAGTGAAGGAAAAATAATAGTAAATAATCCTGACTCACCATTATTTGAAAAAGATGTTTTAGGATTAAAAGAATGGATACTTGGTCTGACTTACCAAGCAATGATAGATGGAGCCTATTTAGAAGGTAAAAGGGGAAGAAGTCTTTTACATAGAAATTTCCCGAAATGGCTTGAAACAACTATGAATAAATATGGCATTCATCATGATAAAACAGGTAGTGGTGGTGGTACTATTCAATTACCTTTAGATTTAGATAATTAATGACTGATACTTTAACCGCCTTACAAGAAGACTTTAAACTATTCCTACAAGCATTATGGGGGCAACTTGACTTACCATCTCCTACGAGAGCCCAGTATGCAATTGCGGACTACTTACAGCATGGTCCGAAACGTCTCCAGATCCAAGCCTTCCGTGGTGTTGGTAAAAGTTGGATTACTGGAGCGTTTGTTCTCTGGACTCTATTCAATGATCCTGAAAGAAAAATAATGATCATATCTGCTTCTAAAGAAAGAGCAGATAACATGTCAATCTTCTTACAAAAACTAATTATTGAAACACAATGGCTCGAACATCTCAAACCCAAATCAGACGATTCTCGTTGGAGTCGCATCAGCTTCGACGTAAACTGTTCACCA